TGATCGCACAATGGGACGCTCTGCCAAACTACGTAGGTGACGCAAGTATCCTACCTCTAGTTGACGTAAGTGGTTCTATGACCTGCTCAGCAGGTGGTAAGNGCGATGTGCGTTGTTTAGACGTTGCAGTTAGCCTTGGTTTGTATCTAGCAGACAAGAACAAGGGNGTGTTCAAGGACACNTTCTTGACTTTCTCAAGCAAGCCACAACTGGTTACTCTAAAGGGTAACATTGTTGACAAGGTGACCCAAATGTCTAAGAGCGATTGGGAAATGAGCACTAACTTGCATGCCGCTATGGACAAGATCCTAAGCGTTGCAGTTAAGGGTTCTGCTCCACAAAGTGACATGCCAAAGATGTTGCTGATCTTGTCAGACATGCAGTTCAACCAATGCGCCAAGCACGACGACAGCGCAATGGAAATGATCGGACGTAAGTTCGAAGCCGCAGGCTACAGCATGCCACAAGTGGTTTTCTGGAACCTAAACAGTTCTGGTAACGTGCCTGTGGCAGCAGACAAGAGTGGCGCCGCATTGGTAAGTGGATTTAGCCCATCAATCATGACTAGCTTGCTAGCCGCTGATTTGGACCAGTTCACTCCAGAAGGCATCATGCTTAAGACTGTAATGAGTGATCGTTACGCTCTCTAAGCTGTTGTAGAAATACAACAACCCCCTGAAAACCCTGCCAATGTAATAGTTGACAGGGTTTTCTTTTGGTTGTATAATTAACGTTAAGGAGAGCAATTATGCCGTGGATTGAAAACGTAGCCGCTGATGATATTCCAAAAAGGTTTCATCACGAGGCTGGAGAGAATAGTATGCTGATCAGCATTGTTGATCCAGCAAGCTGGCGTCCTACTCCTGCCCACAAGTTCAAAGAGCAACACAACTTTGAATTTTTAGATATTGAGTTGCATGATCATGCAGACGATGAGGAAATGCGGTGTAGTCAAGAGCAAGCCAACGAGCTTGTTCGTTTACTGCAACACGCAAAAGAAAACCACATGAATGTTGTTGTCCATTGCTATGCTGGCATCTGTCGTTCGGGTGCGGTTTGTGAAGTTGGTGTCATGTTGGGCTTTGAAGACACCGGGCGATTCCGCAGTCCAAACTTGTTGGTTAAGCATCGGATGATGAAAGCCTTGGGTTGGACTTATGATCCGGACGAAAAGCCGAACTTAGATGATTGGCGCACATTTAGGAGTGTAGATTAATGTTTTTGAGCAGAAAAGATATAGAGAAGATTAAAGATGTTTTGGACAAGTTTCCAGACGTTGAAGTATTTGAGCTTGAACAAAATGGGCATAGCGGAATTGGTTCCGTAACAACTATGACGTTTGCCCAAAATGTCAACGGGCTAGAAGGCTCGTTTGATGTTGAAATTAGCGGTGTTGAGGATTGGTAAACTGTTGTATTAATACAACAACTTGCTAGTTGACAAGTTGGCAGTTTGAGCTTATAATATACATATACTGAAACACACAGGAGAGCGATATGAAACAAGACTACACAATGTATATCTACAAAACAGACAAGCGCACCAAATCAGGTGAGCGTCTTGTTTCAACTACAGTTTGGCGTAATCGAGATGAAGCGGAAATGAAACGTGAAGTCCGTGAATTGCAATACGAACTGTGGCCTGTAAGCAAAGGTTTCCGTATTGAGTTTTTCCCTTCAATGGTAACTGTTAAAAATTTAATGTCCGGTAAGGACGTCCAAATTGATCGTGACACTCCGTGGTGTTGCAATCCAGCTTCGGAGACTTACTGGTCCATGTAAAGGAACTGGTATGATGATCGTAGCAAAGTTTAAGGACAAGATTGTGCAGATCGTTCGGGTTGCTGAACGTGTGCAATTTTCAGAAGACAAGGGCTGGATCTTTATCTGCTACGACTTCGACAAGATCAACAGACGTCGAGAGCAGTTCAAGTGGGTAAGGGCTAGCGAAACAAGATTTGAGTGGGTTCGAGAATTCACTGGAGAATAAAATGGAAGATTTGAAAACATGGATTACTAGCGACTTGCACTTTGGGCATAAGAACATTATGAGCTTTTGCCCAGAGACAAGAGCACGTTTTAGAAACGATGTCGGCTATATGAACAGTGCAATGGTTGAGGAATGGAACGCTAAGGTTGAACCTGGAGACTTGGTTTACATCTTAGGTGACGTTGCATTCATGTCAGGTAGTGATGCTGGCAAGACCATGCACCGTTTGAATGGTGACAAGATTTTGGTCGAGGGCAACCACGATCGCAAGACAATGATGGATGCTACCTTCCGTAGTGCATTTAAGGAAGTTCATAAGTATTTGGATATTACATATGACGGACACAAGTGCGTTATGTTTCACTATCCAATCGCCGAGTGGGATCAAATGCATAGAGGTGCGTTGCACTTTCATGGTCACTTGCACGGTGGTGTAAGCGGCTTGGAGAAGTATCGCGCATTGGACGTGGGCATGGACTCAACAGGTGAAATTGTTATTTCCATGGATCGTGCTATCCGAATGATTAAAGACAAAGAAATTAAAGGTCATCATGTTTAAGGACAAGTTGAAGGAGTATGTAGAGACTGCTAACCTAGTTAACATGAAAGAGTGTGGCGACGGTATCTACGTGCTAAAGTATAAGAAGAAAGTGTTCTACGACAACCTGTGGAACGAATACATTGCTGAATGTCGCGGGTCTATTGTGGACAAGGATTTCAACCTAGTTGCTTATCCATTCACAAAGATCTACAACTATGGTATCGAACAGGAAGCACCAGTGCTGAACAAGGATACAAAGGTAAATGCATTCCGCAAGGTAAACGGTTTTATGGTTGCTATGACTATACACAATGGAGAACTGTTAGTATCTACTACTGGTAGCACCGACAGCCCATATGTTGCTATGGCAAAGGAAATGATGGTAACACACATGCCTTTGACAGACTGGCGCATACTGTTAGGCACAGCAGATTGCTTGGGAATGACTTTTATGTTTGAGTGCGTTCACCCTGGTGACCCACACATTATANCAGAAAAGTCTGGAATGTATTTGTTAGGAGCTCGTGAAAACACATGGGGTTCTAAGATAATGCATGACCCATTCTTTCTAATGGACTTTGCTAAGACTTTAAACTGTTACTGGGCAGAAAGTGTAACAACTAACATGGCTCAATTACAAGTGTTAGCTAAGGAATGTAAGCATGAAGGTTACGTATTCTATACTGACGAAGGTGTGAGTGCTAAGATCAAGTCACCATACTACTTAACTTCAAAGTGGGTTGCTCGCAATCCACGCACAGATAAGTTAGTAGACTTGAAGAACGACATCAAGCACAATCTAGATGAAGAATACTACCCACTAGTGGATGCTATCCGTGCTAACATTGTAGAGTATACTGCCTTAGACGAGCAAGCTCGTTTAGAGTGGGTGCGTGGACAGTTAGCATGACTTATATAACAAATAAGTTTCAATCAATCCAACTGCCTAATGAACCAGGCATGTTGGAGTGGTTGTTAGAAAAATATCCCAACTCAGGATACTATATTGTGGAGGCAGCATGATCGATGAAAGTCATTTGCCCGTAGCAGAACAGAGCCTAGTGTTCCGTTTGCGTAAGCGGGCAGAAATACGTAGGCAGATTCCAGGCAGGTTAGCAGCGGTTGAAAACAAACCAGATAAGATTGCTAACTTACTCGATGAAGCCGCTGATGAAATTGAAAGGTTACAAAAATGCCAAAGTGTTATCAATTAATTGGAGTTCCTGCTTCCGGTAAGTCTACTTGGGTTGCTGAACAAGAGTGGGCAACTGGATGTTGTATTATTTCTACAGACTATTGGGTAGAGGAAGAAGCTAAACGGCAGGGTAAAACCTATAGTGAAGTTTTTACAGACTATATGCCAAGGGCAGTTGAGTTAATGGCACAAAACGTTGTTTCAGCTAGAGAAATGGGCAACGACATTATTTGGGATCAGACTAGCACAACTGTTAAAAGTCGTGCTCGTAAGTTCAATATGTTGCGAGACTACGAGCATATTGCTGTGGTGTTTAAGACACCCGAGCATAAAGAACTTATGCGTCGATTGTTCAGCCGGCCGGGTAAGGACATTCCAGAGCATGTTATTGCTAGTATGATTGCTAGTTGGGAAGATCCAACTGAAGAAGAAGGCTTTACTGAAATTTGGTATGCAAGCTAATAGGACCTTCGGGTCCTATTTTTTTGACTTAAATTAATTCCCAGGGGTCTCTTTCAAATCTTAAACTAGCAGATATACGAAGTTGATCAGTAGGGTTCCAAACTTGATGAAGTTGTTTAACATTAATTAATGTTGATGTTATAAGACTAAATCGAGATACTTCAACTATTTCAGCATCGTCAGATAGCGCATTATAAAGTAATCCATTAGGTAATGGTTTGCTTTGAAAAGATCCTTTATTCAGTTTGTAGAATACAGTCCAACAGTTGGAACAATTTTCGATCGGAAAGTTTAAAGCAAGATCGTTCTGTGTAGAATCAATATGGGGATCATCGGCGACTTCGCTAGTAGGATAACGTATTACAGCACACGCTCTAACTTGTAAATTAGAAGCAACTAACCATTCTTTTAAATACGGACTACTATCAATCAACGGTGGCACTGGTATATGACTGAAGGTTGATCCATCGTTGGGTAAGTTTAAAAGACAATACNTTTGTATTTCAAGCAAGATATTATTGTAGTTAGGTATATCGAGCATTTTAAAAAAGAAGTCATTTCTATTCATATAACATATTTATAGGCTATATAAATGATGATACTTTCAGTCGGACCATTATCTGATAAGCGAACTACACACATTTCGCTTCCTATCGAGCCTTGCCGCATAGGTGTATTTGTAAGCGGTGGTTTAGACAGTGCAATTCTATACTACTTGATACAGTTAGAAAATAAACGAATGCATAGTATACATGAGATTACTCCGTTAATAGTTCAACGTAAGGAAGGATCTAAAAACTTTGCAAGACTAGTAGTAGCTCATGTAAATTCTTATTTTAACTTACCGCATGATACTTCAATGTATGTAGGCGACAACACATTAGCAGAAGAAGAACAAGTTAAGTCCGGAGTAATGGAAGCATACTCTATAGGTTTTAGTAAAGTGTATGTAGGATTAATACAACAACTGCCGCAGCACATGTCCGGCTGGGAACCTATACCTTATAATCAATCAGAAAGATTTAGAACTCCCTTTAAAGATTACAACAAAAGTCACATTGTAGATTTAGTAAGACAATACAAGCAAGAAGCGTTATACTATATCACACACAGTTGTTCAGCCCACGAGCTAGGGCGTTGCAATAACTGTAACGGCTGTAACGAACGCACTTGGGGCTTTGATCAGTTAGGAGTTATTGACCCTGGGACCATATAGTATCGCTAACATGATGTATATTAATTCTAAAAAAGAAACGTTCTAGTCCTTGTTCTTCGTCAAACTGTAGTTTAGTTCTGTTATGAACAAACGTCCAATTATCATATATCACAATGTCGTTAGTATCCCATGTGTGATAATACAATAAGTCGGGTTGCTTTTCGAGATACTCTAATAGTTCTCTAATCAAACTACAATCGGGTTGTAGAACACCGTCAACTTTTACACCGCAAATCCATGCATCGTTAGTAGCACCTTCGTTAAAATAATTTAATCGAAGAGACTTAATGCCAGTTACAGGTTGCGTCTTTACAATGCTATGTTCCTGTAGGTCAGTGCCTGGCTCATACCAACTTTGTTGTATAATAGTAACCTTTGGCAGCAATGCTTGCCACCCAGGTGTTAATTTATCCAATGCCAGTTCTAAATTTAACCAGCCAGTGATTCCTGAATTTTCTGGGTTGGGGTTTTTAACGATCCACAAGCTTCTAAAAGGAAACGGGTTTTCACTCCTATTAGGAATGTCCGCATGCCAGGGCATACCTGACATCTTTAATCCCTTGTCAGTTTTACTAGTAAACGGACTAATCGTTAGCTTACCCAAGTCAGTCATCATAGTTCGAGGAGTTTCGTTGGAGTAGTGATACTCCTCAGGAGCCCATGGTTGTCCAAACCGAAGTCCAAACTTTGCATAGGCCTTTTCAGTCCACGCCATACGTTTGAATACAATTAACTTTCTATCGTATAGCATGTTCCGCCAGAAATTAACATCTTGGTTAAAGAAGTCCAGGGGTTTATCAAGTGTAACGACAGATCCCCATGTGTCGTGTATGTTAGTAATGTTCATGTTATTCGTGCGTCAAAAATTAAATTAATACGATCAACGGTGTTGTTGTTCTTAAGCCAGTGTGGCACGTGATTGTTTACCCAATACAGGTTACCTTCTGCTAGCTCGCAATCGTCGTCTCGTATATGAAAGATGTTATTTTCGTTAGAAGTTATACAAAAGTGAAATCGATCAAAGTGGCTAAAGTATGCGCCTTCGTCGGTGTGGGTATCTATGCTTGTGCCAGCGTGATGATTGCTAAAGAATATACGGCCCCACTCAATGTTGTTTGCACCCTTCTCTCGCATGGCAATTTCTAACCATTCAACTAATTCTTGAAACAGTTTAACTGATGTTAGTATAGGAGTATCTTCAACTTCCATAACTTGATTATACTCAAGTGTGTTAGCCAGTGTAGAGTTAACTTTGAGTTTACGCAACATAATTGCTTCAGTATGGCGCAAAGCGTAGGTAGTCTTTTGTCTAATAGTGTTTAATGTCCACAGATGTTTTCCGTTGTCTGTTTCAAAGAACTGACGTAGGCGTGTTGCTAACTCTTGATTGCTACCAACAAGAAAACTGTTGTCTTCAAAAGGACAAAACTTAAACGGTGATAACATTAGATATTACCCCCAATTGGTAGAGTCTCTCTATACTGTTGTTTTAAGAAAGTGCAGCGAACAATAGTATCGTTAGGTAACAGTATTCGATTGAATAAGATATGCCAATAGTTTAGATACAAACATTTTGTTTTAGCTGGGACTATCATTTCATCAAAGTAATCGTAACGCTCATCGGCCCACTTACTAAATGTAAAGCGTCGAAGTAGTTTAGCGTGTTTAACATTCCATAGCGTGTAAAACTTATTGCGGCCAGCTGCTTCATTAAACTTAATCATAGTATCAAGCAGATCTCTAGCAACTTGTCGGTCACCGTTAGATCTAACCTGTGTGCCATACCATGTTGGTTCGTCGGGACTTTGATAACATGAGATAACTCCAATACAACGATTAGCATCATCGAATGTTCCAAAAGCATGGTAGGTTGTAAGATCTGAAAGATACGTTGAACAGAAAGCAGCATGATACAGTTCCGCCATTCTATCTTTTTCAAAAAAATCAGAAGTGCTTACATCAGATCCCATATACCGAGTTGATAAGAAGACCGGCTTTAATGCATCAGCATCGTCTTTGGTAATTTTTCTAATAATCATAATTTAGCTCTAAGTTGGGCGAGTGCGGTTTCTAAAGGAATGCCGTCAATACTTGGCTCTAAACGTTTGACATGATCTGCACCTAATGCTTTATATGTTTCGTAGTTAAAAGCAAGCAGGCTTTCAAACCCGTGTGTTTTCTTCTTTATAGTAACATAAGGACACAGTCTTTTTAAGATTGCATTCTTGCTAGAAACGCTAGTTAGCTTATAATTGTTTTGGGTAGTTAACGATACAATATCTGGATCTTCTAAGTAGTAAAGTAACAACTCAGGGGTGTAGCTAAACCACTCATTAACTAATGGTAAATTGTATCTGTTACTAAACCGCATGGCACTAGCATCTTCGTTTTCGCGAAAGGTATAATACCAGGATGTTGATGCAGGTTTAACTTGTCTAGTTAGTAATGCTTCGCCGCCCATGACTGCAGGACATGCTAGTTGTAGTATATTGTAGTATACCATCAAATATGTAATTTGCGAACATTTAACTTGATCCCCAAACTCTTTTGCAAGGCCTGATCGATAAAATTCTTTAACATCAAAATCTATAATGTCTAGCTTTATATCTTTATCGTGGGCAATTCGAATTGCTTCGTTAACATCATCTGCATTGTAGTCGCCTGCAAACCTAATAGTAGCGCACCTTGGCTTAACACCTATGGATAGAAAATTGTTTAAAACAATTTCGCTGTCTGTTCCGCCTGATAAGAACACTACTAAGTCCTTACCAAATTCTTTATAAACACTATCGGCAGTTCTGCGTAGTTCGTTTTCGTAACTGCTAGTTTTATACTGTGCAGGATCAACTGCCCCAAGTCTAACTTTAAACGGCTCAGTAGGTGTTTCTCTATAGCTGTATTCTCTACCGCCTAGTGAGTAAACAAGATGATTATGCTGTGTAAAGTTCATTGGAAATTTAATCCCATCTCTTGGACTTTTGAATAGACTTCGTCAATTGACAAGTTATCTTTAAACTTTGTTTGTATGATTAGTCTATCACTATCGCCGTTATTCTTGAATGTATGATATACGTCTGTATTTACTAGGTAAACATCGCCAGGGTGATTGTGTATTTCTTCAACAGGCTGCACGTCCTCAATGTTTTTAATTTTTACATTACGAGAATAATATTGTGTTCCGTCGTGATACTTACCGTGGTTAAGTTGTTCAACACCGCCGGAAGTAATAATAGCATCAGCACTATACCAGCGCACCCAATCAGTTAGATTACAATCGATGGCTATATTTAACGCACACTTTTTATCGTAACCGTCTTTGTGTATAGGATACGAATATCCGGGCGCAGTGACAAATACTTTCGAGTGCTCTATTATTGATTGAAACGCTGGAGGAAATACTGCTTGATATAATTGTTCAATGTGCTCGGGAAATATTACTTCAAATTGTTTAGTTGAATTTCTACGGGATTCAACATTTAATTTTATATCATTCAGTATACTAGTCGAGACTGATCCTAAAAATTTATAGTTCATTCCTACCTCTGTAGATAGCCTCTCGACTTTCTTTTGTAGCAAGTATAGGTAACAGTAATAATGATACATCATACTCAGCACGATTACCACTCACTGTAGTTCCAAAGTCATACGAACTACCTTTATGGTGATGGTTGTTATGCCAACCTTGTCCCCAAGTAATCCATGCTAGCAACGGCACGTTTCGACTGTTGTCTTTAGTTTCAAAATTTCTGTAACCAATTCCGGGTGTATGGCAAAATACATTAATGTTGCTTTCCATATATAGGCTTAGTGCCGCTGGAATCATAAATCCAAATAGTAACAACTGCCAGCTGAACAGTCCCACAACTAGATAAGTTACTAGGATAATAGAAATGTAATGTTTAGCGATCCACATGTGTAGGGGGTCGCGAATTAAGTCAATAGCATACTTAGGATTGAAATACTTGTCCCAATCGTGTAGCCACATATGCCAAGAGTAAAGCCACCCCTTGGAAGGAGTGTGTGCATCACCTTCTGTGTCGGCGTGTCTATGATGACTTCCTCTGTGGACTGCCGCCCAACCTAACGGGCTCCCTTGAAGCGCAAGGCACGATAACCAAAGTATTACCGGCCTTAGTCCTCTACGTGCAACAAATGCCTTATGACTAGTATATCGATGCAGGCCTACGGCTACGCCGACTCCCTCGATCAATATCCAACCAATCAATACACTTAAGAAATTGAAGAGTGTAAACTCAAAAAAGTAAAGGTAAAGAGCCGTTCCAATCCACGCAGTTGCATGAACTGGGTATAACACATAGTATAGGAAGTTATTAATTTTCATAGTTATATTTAACTATGTTAAAGGAGCTGGTATTGCATCATGGCAGCACTAAACGCTGCCTGTCCTTTATCTGTTAACGGTAATGTTGCCACCCATTGCTTGCAACTTTCAGGCACTGNATTTTGTATACCACATACATTAAACTTATTTTCCCAAAGTGTAAANTCTTCGTTACAATTGATTTTAATAAGTTTAAGGTATTCCTGAAANCCCTTGAGGTTTTCTTCTCTGCTAATGAATACGCAATCAAGNCCAATACGGTAGGCAACAGCTAGTTGCAAGGGCAAACAATAAGTTGTGTTTAGAAACTTTGCACCGCCGCTAAACTTGGTCATACTAGTAAAGCGGTATTCTGGATGAATCCACATGCGGGTGCTGACCCTACCTATAGTTGCTGACCACCGGTCTGGCGCAAGTTGAAGCGCACTAAAGCAAACTATCTTTCCATCTTCATCTATTACTACAGGGAAACTTGCAAAATCTTTAGGATTCAAATTGACATAATTGTCTTTGAGCCTATCAGAACCTAGCTGAATAGTAGTTAACGCAACTTGCCATTCAGCGGTGTATTTGTCACTGGATGCCAAGTCAACTACTAACACGCCGGCCTTGACTATTAAATTTCTTGGTTAATTGCAGTCTTAGTATGCGAATGAGCACGACAGTATTGTTCACGCTCTTTATATGCAGCTTGGATAATTGGGTCAGCAATGTAGTCATCTTGTGATGCCTGATCAAGCCAAGTTACAATTCTAGTCCTAGTTAAGCCGTCAACTGACAATTGAGTGAGCCCGGGTGTTAATTTACCTGGAACAATATAAGTAGTATCTACGTGAGCTTGCACAGTATCGCTGAATGTCCAAAATGGATTAGTAGTATCCGGACGAACGAAAGTTGTTGTATTTTTGATTGGCATGGCCAGTCTCTCCTGTTATACATTATTTATTCCACCTAGCCGTAGCCTACTAAATATCCTTACATGTTTACAAGGAATATCACATGCAATGGGAAAACGTCAACAGTCCAAAACACCATTTTTACTTTGATACCACAGGAAATAAGAAATATAACGGAATTTATTGCCCGGGCATCGATCGGTGGCTAGTTATAGACCAATACGACTACTGGGTAACCCTACAAACGGCACAGGTATTATCTTCAAAAATTGCAACAATGGTGTATGTTTTGCCACCCACTATCGGCGCGATGACTAACGATAACTGTATGAATTTTTCAATTTTTGATAAAACTTCGCAGAAGAAAGGCCCAATCGGTCCCGACCTAATCACTAGTCAGATACCCACAATGCGTATTATGTCAGAGCCTCGACAGTTAGTTGAGCGTGGGATNCCTGAAGATTACAAGAGCATTGAAGGTGTTGAGATGCTAGATAGACTAAAACAGTATGCTGATTTTACACACCGATGCATGTATGCAGCAATGCTATGCGGCATATATGTTAACTATCACGATAACAAAACGTTCTCAGAAATGTTCCTACCTAAAGAATGGACTGATCAAGTTTGGATGTATGCAGACCGATCTTATGTTGAAGGTGGCGTCTTGCCCGCAGTGAGAAAAGTATTGTATACTAGCGATACACTTACAGAAGCAAGGGACGGTATTGCAAACGTTTGGTCAGAATCAGACAACAAAGTAAATTGGTTAAGAGATTTCTTTAACAAAATTTTAGATGAAACACCGGAAGAAGGCATCCAATGATTAAATTAGACGATACATTATACTTTCATAATATCCGCGGCGATATAATGGCACCGCACGACTACTGGAATAGTGTAAGAGCTGAAAGCGGGCAAGGTGGCAAATTTTATCTTGATATTGCTAAAAGATTAAATCAAAGTAGATTTGTTACTAGACACGGCGAATGGTCATTGCCTTGGAAACAAGAACTTATTCCAGGTTTTGAAATGCCTGCATACGATCCTACTTTTAGCAAAACGTTTGAACAAGTAACAGATGAACGTGCATTAGAAATGCGAGAGTTAATTAGAGGTGGGCAAAAGCTAGCCGTGATGTATTCGGGAGGATTGGACAGCACTCTTGTTATGGCTGCGCTACTTAAAAACTTATCCCCTGAAGAATTAAAATCAGTTGCAGTGTGTGCAAGTATTCACAGCATGATTGAGTATCCTGCATTTTGGGAAAAGCATATTCACGGCAAGTTTAAAATTATCGAATCGTTAAACAATTGGTATGACGATATTATTGACATGGGCTATCGTCCAGTAACTGCTGACGAAGGTGATTGCATCTTTGGAACTTCAATTGGCCTGCAGATGTATCACAACTTTGATGCGTATGTAAGAGAGTTAGAGCCTGCCTCTAGGGTAGCAATGCAGAACTTGAAATACAGAATTTCATCACCAGAAGTTCATTACAGCATGTTTAAGGATTTGATCATTAGACATTTAGCATATGATCAAACGCCGGAAGGCAAGGAGTTTGGACGTATACTATACGAAAAATATGTGCATAACATCAACACTGGAACNGTTCCAGTGCATAGTTTACACGATTTCTTCTGGTGGTTAATTTTTAACGTAAAATATTTAAACTGCTCAGTTCGTAGCTCCATCTATTACAATACCCGTATCCCAGTTAAGCAGTGTATCGACTCAATTGAAAATTGGTTTAACGGTGCAGACTATCAGCGTTGGAGTATGGCAAACAACAATAACGGAACTAAGATCCGTAAGACGTTGTCCACATACAAATACGACGAACGCAAATACATATACGATTTTGATAAGAATGATTGGTATTTTTATTTCAAGACTAAACTAGAGTCATTGAATAATTTACTAATTAAAGGTAAGCGTCATCCAGGGCATCTTAACCTGGGACTAAGTAAGGACTACCAACTATTATCAGTTGAAGATCCTAGTGTCAGAGAATACTTTAGACACCATTTGGTTAATTATAAAATAGATTGGACAGACATTTAAAGGAAACATATGAAAAAGATTTTAGCAATTTTATTNACAGCACTTGCGCTGTCCGCTCAAGCAAAAGAAAACATCACAATTTTCTACGCATGGGGACCAGGCGACTCAGTTGCCAACTACCATCGCACTATTGCAAATGAAGCAAACAAGATTCAAGACAAATACAATTTTGTCTTTGACACAAAACCAGGTGCCGGCGGCGCAATCGCAACTAACCATGTATTAGGCACACCTAACACTATCTTAGCACACAGCACGGCGTTCTTTGTTCGCCCTGTAGTTTACCCTAACGAAAGTTATGACCTAACACAGTTCAAATCACAGTATGTGCATTGCATGGCGCCAATGGCAGTTACTAGCACCAAATTTAAAACTATGCGAGATGTTCCGTTGGATGGTAATGTAACTGTAGGAATTAGCGGATTGGGTGTCACTACTCATTTGGCTGCACTAGAGCTACAAAAGAAATTTCCTAAGATGAATATTATTCCGTTTAAATCAACTAACGATAGTATGTTGTCAATGGTAGGCGGTCAGACAGACTTCCATATTGGATTCATTAGTGAAGCTGAACAATGGAGCAAAGAGAACTCACGTGCAGATCGTAAGGTATCTGTTTTAGGTATTACAGGTAGCAAAGTTGTTAATGGGTATCAACCATTGGCTCGTCAGGGCTTTGATGCTAGCTTTGCAGATATGAATGTTGGCCATCACATGCTAGTTCCGGTAAGTGTTGAACTTGCCAAGCAGAAAGAGTTCCATGAAATCTTTGCCAAGGCAGCTCAGACAGCATCAGTTAAGGCAGCATACGCAGTCGACTATTGTGAGCCACAAACAGTTACGTTTGACAGTTTAACAAAATTCTTTAGCTTCCATACTAACTATTGGAAGAAATTAGCATCAGCAGTTAAACTATGAAGAAGCTACTAGCTGGGTTAATAGTTGCACTATCAACGTATGCTAGTGCAACTGAGACTATTAAAATCTATAGCCCGTATAGTCCCGGGCATAGTGCAACACCTGCACTTTTTAAAGTAGTAGACACAGCAAATGCTTCACAGAAAATCTATAACTTTGTGGTTGAGTTTAAACCGGGTGGCAATCAAATCATTGCTGTTAAAAGTTTAGATGAAAACAGTCTAGCAATTATTGCACCTGCATATGTTGAAAACTTAGAAAGCGGCAAGCTCAACGAATCTGATTATGTCCCCGTTCATGCATTTGGTGATGCCTGTTGGGCAGTGGTTACTAACAAGCCATTGCAAGGACAGAAAGAATTCGTTGTAGGCGGAGTTGGGTTCGGAAATGCTGCCCATTTAACTGCGTTGGCATTAGGTGACAAATATAAGTTTGATGTAAGATATGTTATATTCAAAAGTAATAACGATGCACTAGTCAACATGACTGGCAACAACGGTGTTGAATTTGTCATNGACAAGTATGAAGGATATAAGGCNCTCCAAACTAAAAATNCTAAAATGCAAATGGTAGCTGCTAGTTGTCCTACAAGGTTGCCGCAAGAACCTAAGATAAAAACGTTAAAGGAACAAGGTATTACTGCACCGTATATCTTTAATATTACTATTGCTCATCGTCAAATGCAGGAAGGTAGACGCAAAGCAATAGGAATTATACTACATAACGCTACACAGCAAGTGGGTGAAAAAGAAGTGTTTAATCTATCTGCAATGCGTCCACCGCAGTTTGATAACATTACAGCTGACGAGTTTTATACATCTTCTGTAAGGCAAGTTAAAGCTCTACAGACCAAGTATAAAGATAAAATAAACAGTAGCAAGTAAGAACCTACGTTAATTGCATAAAAATAAGGGTGTTTAACGCCCTTATTTCTTTTTGGCTAAATAAAATTAGCAAGATTCATGCCTTGCTAATTTAACGTTAAATTAATGGAGATTTACATGACTACAAAAATTCAATGGGTTATTGCCCATGAACCGATCGGTCTTTTCTTAAAAGTAGCAGAACGCTTTGCTAAGGAAGTGAACGAGAAAACTGGTGGAAAGTTTGACATCGAAGTGTTGTCATTAACTGACTATTCTAACAAGTATAATGCTGGTAAGAAAGTTAGCAAGAATGACTTAATGGATTTGATCGATTCTGGAAGAATCCAGATGAGCCACATCTACACTACATGGTTAGCTGACTACAACAAAGATCTACACGCTTTAGATTTACCTTTCCTATTCCAAGATCACG